TCATGGAGAAGCTGACATGAGAGACCGGATTTTTAATATCATTTGGGAAAATAACAGTGAGGACGACGCAGACGCCATCATAGCGGCCCTGCCCAATATGATTGCGCCGTTGGATTGGGATATAGACGGGCGAAGGTTCGCTTTGGACGACAGCATATTGATGGGTAAAGGGTACGACTGGGACGGCTACGAAATTATGCGCGAGGAAGCCGTTTCTAGTTTTGGGTTCGGTTATATTATTTGGCCGGATACTATAAGCAGCAATATGTTTAGCTTGTACTGCACCCTTGACGGACTTTATTGCCAAAGTCTTTTTAAGGGCAAAGCCAAGGCCGCAGCCAACACCCATCACCGCGCCGCTATCATGGCAGCGTTTGGGGGTGATCTATGACCCACACACCCCGCGACCGGATAGCCAGCCTTCTACGCCAAGCCAACGCACTGACGGTGTACGAGGTGGCGCAAATCACCAACATCAGCGCCCAAGCCGCCCAAGACATCCTACGCGAAATGGACGAAGCCGGAGACGCATTTATGCGCAACGGGTTTTACAGAGCAACCGAAGTGCTCAAGGCGAAGTTTTGGGGCGCACAATGACACACCACACAGACACGCTAGGCCGCGCGCCGATCATGCGCCCTATGCAGCCACAGGCCGAGCCGGAGCCCTGCGAGGACTGGCGAGGGGAAAGCATAATTGCCAATGTTCCGCGCGACAACGGCACCTTCAATGGGATGGCCATAAAGCTGAAGCTAAAGGCCAAGCCCGCCCCCAAGCCGCGCATAACGGGCACGATCTGCGCCGTTACCGGATGCGCAGCGCGCCTAAGCCTCAATAACAAAGCGGGCGTATGCAGCAAACACCGCCATTGCACCCAGTGCCAGTGTGGGCCGTGCATCGGCAAGCGGAGGAAACCGCAATGACATATGCAGAAATGCGAGCAGCTCAATTTGAGGTGTGCCATAATTGGCTGAAGCAATACGCGGATGAAGGAGTTTGGTTGAGCGAAGTCGCCCGCCGCACTGGCATTGATAAAGGCACGATAAACCGCATAGCAAAAAAACACGGCTTGATTTTTTCCGGACCTCCCAAAAAGATCCGACAGCGGCGCAAGTCACGGGCCAAACCAGCAACGACACCCGCCAAGGCAGAGCTTCGTCAGGCAGAGGCAAGCCTGAAAGCGCAGTTAAGCCATCACACCAAGCGGCTCTTAAACGCGGGATACAAGACAGAGGCCGCAAAGATGGAGGCGTTTCGGACGGTAAAGGCGCTGATAGCCCTTGACACAACCCGCAACCCCGTGGCAAGATAATCTTGTTCCTCTTTGTTGGTGGTTCTTTTCGTGTTGTCTCCTAACTTAGCCCCGCGCCGTAAAAAGCGCGGGGCTTTTTTGTTTTCGTTGCTAACATCAGCGCGGGGTGGTACTCTTAGGGCGGACACAGGAGAACCAAATGGACTTGAACGCAATCACAGGCGACTTATGGATTGATCCCCTCGGTGATCAAATTAAATGGGAAACAATTCCAAAGCCGGGGGAGCCATTGCGTAAAGGCTCTTACACGGTAAACGGAATTTCTTGCAATGCAGAAGACCTAGTGCACGCAGCAATATTCCATCATCAGCCATGCGGGCTTAAATTTCTCAAGACATTTCCGCGCAAAGATATTACGGTTATTCGCAACGGTGTCCGCATTCAAGAGGGAGAACAAAATGACGATTAACAAATTCCGCAGCATCCTCTACGCTACCGCAAAATACAGCGGAGACTTGCAAGCCGTAACGTCAAAGCGCAAGGGGTCTATCTCGCGCCGCATCATGCGCCGTATCGCTGGATACTTCACCGGGCGCGCGCTGGGCGGGTTGTTTCGGTGACGTCCCTAATGTGGGAGTGGGCTAAATGCAAAAGGTAGGTTTCAAAAACCCCCCTAAAAATAGGCAGTTTGGGCAACCCGAGGGCAACCCAAACGGCAAGACTTCAAAGCAAAAGATCATGGAGATGGCCAACGCGGAAAAGGCAACTCTGGTTAGAGGGCGATTGCTTGATGCTGTTATCGAAGCCACAGAGGCTGGCGACACTGCGTCTTTGCAGTTTATTGAGGCTGGTGTTCTAAAGCTACTGAAGGACGCCGAGGATCGGGGGCTGGGCACTGCGGTGCAGTCAATCAACGTGGAAAGCCCTGACGGCACCATGACGCCAAAGCCCACAAAGATTGAGTTTGTATCGCCGCGGGTCAAAAATGAAAGCGACGATTGAGGAGATTCCCAAGATCACCGCCAACTTTGCAAGGCCAGCGCGCACGCGGGTATTTAAGGGCGGACGTGGTGGGGGCCGAACAACTGGCCTAGCCCTGCGTTCGGCTCTTCGGATCTACCAACTTGCAGAACTAGGCGTTGAGGGCGTTTTTCTTGCATCGCGTGAACACCTCAACAGCCTAGATGAATCCAGCATGGAGGAAATCAAGGCGGCAATCCGGTCGCATGATTGGCTTGCCGATTATTTCGACGTTGGCGAAAAGTATATCCGCACCAAAAACCGCCGGATAAGCTATGCGTTCGCTGGTCTGCGTCACAATCTGGACAGTATTAAATCCAAGGCGCGCATCATTGGCAACTGGACGGACGAAGCGGAAAGCGTGTCTGATGTTGCGTGGCGCAAGCTGATCCCAACTATCAGGCAGGAAGGCGAAGGCTGGACCGCAGAAAACTGGATAAGCTACAATCCCGAAAGCGCGGAGAGCGCAACGCATAGGCGCTTTGTGGACGGCGGGGGCGAAGATTGCATTGTCACTGATCTTAGCTGGCGAGATAACCCGTGGTTCCCTGACATCCTCAACAAACAGCGCCTAGAGGATCAACGATTGCGCTCTGACACCTATGATCATGTATGGGAAGGCGCGTTCCTGACCATTACCGAAGCGCAGGTGTTCAAGGGGAAATACAAGGTTGAGGACTTCACACCAGGCCATAACTGGGATGGACCGTATCAGGGCGTGGACTTTGGCTTTGCGCAAGACCCGACAGCCGCAAGCCGCGTTTGGGTTTATGACAAGCGCCTGTGGGTCGAGTATGAGGCGGGAAAGGTGGGCCTAGAGCTGGACGATACCAGCGACTTCATATGCGACCGCATACCCGACTTTGCAAGCTACACATCACGGGCCGATAGCGCCCGACCTGAAAGCATTAGCTACCTGAAGCGCCACGGATTGCCCAAAATGGTGGGCGTTAAAAAATGGCCGGGATCGGTGGCAGACGGTATTGCGCATATGAAATCATATGAGCAAATTATCATCCATCCGCGATGCACTAGCACGGCGCGCGAGTTTAGGCTATACAGTTATAAAGTTGATCGAAACTCAGGCGACATTATGCCCGTGATTATGGACGCAAACAACCACTATATTGACGAGATACGATACGCGCTTGCGCCTATGATGCAAGCAAAATCTGGCCCAAGCATAAGGACGCTATAATGCGGTTATTCGGTTACGACATCACGCGCGGGAAGATCCCGACAGAGGTCAAGGAAAGCGCGGTTGGCGGGTCTGTTGTTATGTCTCCGGGCCAACCCGTCTGGACAACCCGCGACTATGCAAAATTTGCAGAGGAGGGCTATCAGAAAAACGTGGTGGCCAATCGGTGCATATCCTCAATTTCGGAAGCCGTGGCATCCGTGCCGCTAACGTTTTTCAAGGGCGAAACCGAACTGACCGAAACCCCGCTGCGCAAGCTGCTGGCAAACCCAAACCCATCCCAGAACTATGCTGAGTACGTTGAGAGCAAAATCGGCTATCTGCTTATCAGCGGCAACAGCTATGAAGAGGGCGTAACTGCATCGGGCCGCGAGGTGCGCGAGCTGTATGCCCTACGCCCCGATCGAATGAAGGTTATCCCCGGCGCGGATGGCGAGGTGCAGGCGTTTGAATACAGCGTAGGCGGGCGCAAAACCAAGTGGGATGTTGATCTGTCGGCTGGCATTGTGCCAGTCTGGCATACGCGGCTGTTCAACCCGCTAAGTGACTGGTACGGGCAGGCGCCAATTGAGGCGGGCGCATATGCAATTGACGTTCACAACGCGGCCATGGGTTACCTGCAAGCGCTCTTGCAGAACAGCGCACGGCCATCTGGTGCGCTGGTGGTCAAGGACGGGCAAACACTCGGGGATGATGCGTTCAATAGGCTGAAAAACGAATTGCAGGACAATCATCAAGGCGCGAAAAACGCAGGCCGTCCGATGTTGCTCGAAGGCGGTCTGGACTGGAAGCCCATGGGCATGTCTCCGGCTGACCTTGAAATGATCGAAACGAAGAACAGCGCGGCGCGTGATATTTGCTTGGCGTTCGGGGTGCCGCCGATGTTGATCGGCATTCCGGGCGACAACACCTATGCAAACTACTCTGAAGCGCGGCTGGCGTTTTGGGAGGATACAGTTATTCCCTTGCTGTTGCGTTGTGTGGGCGATTGGCAGCGGTGGCTTGCAGATGCTCAGGGAGTGACGATCAAAGCGGACCTAGACGAGATCCCCGCCATTGCAGACAAACGCGCTGTGAAGTGGAAAAGCCTGCAAGACAGCAAGGTGCTTACGATCAACGAAAAGCGCGAGGCAATGGGCTACGATACGGTTGAAGGCGGCGATGTGGTTTATGTTAGCATGGGTGAAGTACCTCTTGGCATGGAGTTTGACGCGGCTGGCCCGATTGACGCTGTTGACCAAAAGGCGCTACGCATGATTGCGGGATACGAGACGGGCAAGGTTGTGGCGATCAAGTGAGATACTTGGTAGACAACCCCGCGCGGGAGCGCGTGCGACAGGCGCGGCTCTTGTCTGCCATTGAGCGCAAGTTTGCACCGTCATTGCGGCGCGAAATAGCGCGGGCATCAAAGGATATGGTAGAGCAGTTTGAGCGCACAGGCGGCGCGCCAAATGTGGACTATGACCACGCGCGCAAGATCGAGGCGCTGTATCTGGACATGGCCACGGCGTCGGTCGAGGCTTTCGGTGGGCGAATTGTTGATCGGGGCAAGGCAATGGGGCTTGTGCTGGAGGTTAAATCCTTCGCTGACTTCTTCCGCC